GAGAACCTTCTGCCGAGCCAAATACTGTGTTAAATATTCGCTTTCTTTCTATAAGTTTTTCCTGTAATTGTTTTTCTGCGTCAATCATTAAACCCCCGCTTGTTTCATTGTTGCTAATGTTTGTGCTTCGGTATTAGCGTCAACCATTTCTTGTTGTTGTGCCATTTGTTGCTGTCTTGCTTGTCGCTCTTCATCAACTTTATTAGTATCTTTAATTAATTTAGGGTCAATTTGTAGAATGTCAGCTTTATATCGAGCTATTTCGTCAAAATCTACCGTGTCTAATATTGCTGGATTTGCTTGGGCTAAATTCATAATTGACATTAAAAACACATCAACCGAGTTATTTTTGCCTAATTGATTTGCTTGATTAACTGGGTTAATAAATTCGATTTTCATTTTAGGAAAAATCTTTTTACCTGTAGTTGCATCAGTTGTTCCTTTCATTTTATTAGGCATCTCAGGAAACGGAGCATCAGGCAATAGCGTAAAATTACCATCTTGAGCGTAAGATAATTTAAATAAAATATCATAAACTCTATCAAGAATTGATTCAAGATATTGTTGTAATGAAGAAGCTAAACTTCCCATGATTCTATAGCTTTCCGCTCTTAGTTCTAATATTTGCGTTGCGGTTGCTCTCGGGTCATCTAATACCGATAATTTATCTAAAAAGAATATTTTCCTAATTGATTCTTGTTTTTGTGTTATCAATTCTACAGCTGGATTAATTCCTTTACTGTCGTTGATTGGCTCAACTGCTCGCCCATTGCCAACAGGTGATTTAACCATGTTTAAAGCTCTTGGTTGCAAGTTTAATTGTTTCTCAAATTGAGCATTTACAATTAAAGGTGGGTTTAATATTTTTTGGATTGATTCAAAGTAATCATACCACATTCTATTTAAACTTCTTGCGTCGGCTAATGCATACATTGCTTGCCCTGTTCCATAAACTTCACCAGTTCCTTTGGCACTTCTTCCGACAGCTACAGGAAAGCTATTAAAACCAGTTTCACTAATAATTTTGCTATGCGCTGGGTCTAACCAAATACCTTGAAACGGCATATTTATAGTATCAATTTTAGTGGCGTCCCTTTCATTTCTCGGCATTATATAAAGTCTAACATCAAAATTTGTGTTAGGTTTTTCGACTGAAGCTTTTTTAATTATCTCATCGATATTGCCACCATCAGCAAATTTTTTGACAATATCTTTTGCCGTCATTTTCATTAACAAAATGCAAGTATCAACTTTGCCCTCGTCATTTTCGGTAATTAAGATATTTTTAATGTGAATTGCTTTAAAATTGATTAATGAAGATTTGCCTTCTTCAATCTTTAATGCAATAGTTCCAAATGTAGCAAAGTCTTTTAGATTTTCATGATGTGCATCTTCAAAATTGCCTTTAGTATCATAGAGGATATTCCACATTTTATCGGCAACCGCTTTGAGATATTCTAAAATTTCATCATCGGTTTTTAATTCCTCATCTTCAATTTTAATTGTAAACCACGGCGTTGCTTTATTTGTCATTGTGCCGTTAAGAATTGACGCAAAATTTTCTAATGCAATTACCATTGTTGAATCGTTAGCAACAAATAAATCTTTTTTATCGCCTGCGGTTTTTTCGCTTGTAATATCGGTTTTAAGTGGTCGAAAATATTTTGCTGTATCTTGCCAATTTGTTTCAAAATTTTTGCGATTAGTTAATAAATCATTGTAAAGATTATTAAGCTCTTCGATTCTTTTATCTGCCATATTAAATACCTAAAAGTTTTTTTCGTTCCATTACGCTTTGCATAGATGAACCCGCAAAAGTAGTGCGTTTTTTTAAGGCTTCTTCTTGTGCCTTTAAATCAGCTTCAGAAAGCAATTTAAGTCTTGTTTGTTCTGCGACTTGTGCGTTTAATGCGTCGGTTTGTTGTGCTTGAACATCCGCTTGAACGAGTGCGTTTTTCATGCCAGTTTCTTGACTGTTGATGTCAGACAATCCTTTTGCTCCACCAATTGCACCTACTGGACCACCTAAGGAACCACCCGCAACAGTTGCCACAGCTTTTCCAACAGTTTTAGAGCCTGTTAAATCAGCGGCAACCTTACCGATTCCGCCAGCAAATCTTTTCCATTTTTTACCAAATCCCATAAAATATATGATTATTAAATTTAAATTCCTAAAAGCCTTTTTCGCCCCTGTTCATTTCCTAAAAGTTTTTTTCGCTCAAGCTCCATTTGTATATCTCGACCAGCAAAAGAAGTTTGAGAGTTTTCTTGTTGTTTGACAGCAGAAGCCGTTGCCTCATTAATTAATTTTTTTCTTCTTTCGTCGAATTGTGTTGCAAATTTTTCAGGATTTATTTTTAAAAATCCCAAAGGGTTTTTAATTGGATCATAGCCAATTAATTCATTGCGTCTTGCGGGATCGTTAAACAGTGAATTCATTTGTTGCTTATTTTCTTCAAGTCTTTTAAAAAATTTTCCTAACCCCATAAAATAAATAATTGTTAATAAGTTATTGGGCTACTTATTGCAGTGTCCCAGCGTTGCCTTGATTGCCCTATATTTTCACGATATGATACCGCTAAATATCTAAAAGCGTCGGCACCGTGTGAAGCCCAATCGTGTTTTGGTTGTAATTTAAAAGTATTATTCTTATTGTCAAACTCTTTTTTGTAATTCTTGAGCGTCAATAAACCCCTTCTTGTCGTAGCTTCGTTAAAAAAACATTTAGGAAGAATAGAGCGAACCGCATTAATTCCATCATCGATTGAAAGTTTTGGAGCAATCATAAATCTTAAACCAAGTTCGTAAGCCGTTTCTAGTCTTGATTTGCCGTTAGTAAATTCCCTTATTTGTATGTCGTGCGGTGCGTAGTGCTGTTCGTAAATATAAGTTTTGTCTTTTACTTCTTTAATATAGGAATCTAAGCCCCTGTTGTTGTCCTCGATGTAATCAATAATCCTTATCTCATTGCCGACGAATTGAGCAAACCAAATTGTCGTAGCATCACCAACCCCCAAATCCCAGAAAGTAAAGACGGGTAAAGCTGGATTATGTGGAAAATTGCCTATTCTTCCCTGCTTGTCTAAGTCATCAATAATCTTAGAGTAATAAGCCCCCTCGATCGGATTGTTAAATGAGCAAAGAAATTCTTGATTAAAGAAATCAAGTGTCTTGCCCTCGCTTAATATCTCAGCTTTGACTTGCTCTAGTTGCTCGCTTGTAAATACTCCCGTTTCTTCAGCTGTCTTAATTTCAGAGTGCCAAACATCGGGCATCTTTTGAGCCATCTTATAAAGTTCGTAAGCGTGATTCTGTCCCTTTGGCGTGAAGTTAAACATCGCCCAGCCGTTATTTTCAAGCAACATCGGTTGAATTGTGCCCCACGCTCTCGGGTCTTGCTCAGCATATTCCGAGAACACAGCCCCTTTAATTCCTGCACCCCGTAAGCTGTCGGGATTATCCGAGCCTACAATTTGATAAATAGAGCCGTTTTTAAGAGTTATCTTTAACTCCTTCTCGTTTTTCTTAGCAATTAATTCTTGCGGGATATAGTCAATATATTTGCGACCTTCACTATTAGTTTCTTGCCAAACTGATTTTGCCCCCTGCGCATAGCTCGGGAATATATGCCAATATGTTCCGACCGCTTCAAACATTGCACTATAAAGAATCCGATTTAATGCAAGTAAATCTTTGCCAGCTCTACGATGCCAAACATAAATTGCCCTCTTTTTTTTATCATCAATCATAGCATTCCAAAGCCCTAATTGATAAGGTCGGGGCGTGTAATTATGCGGGATTATTATTTCTTGTTTATTTATCATTAGTTTTATTAAAAGATGCGGGAATCACTATAATTTGTTGATTGTTATTAGTCTCATTAGCTTTATAATTTAAATCAAATTCTTTGCGATTCTTTACTTTAGCAATATAAGTTGCAAATTGTGATAGTTCGCATTTTTTTCGAACACTTGCATTCGTGTCATCAGCGTCTATTGATTCAAGATATTCTTTAGCTTCATCAATTATTTTGTAAGATGCTATTTGTAAAGCGACCTCTTTTTTTTCGCGTATCTCATCTTGATTAAGAAAGAAGCATAGATTTGCTACATTAATATTAAATTCTTTTGCTAGAGTTGCATAACTCTTATTATTACTAATTTGATTTAGAACATATTCTAGATTTTTATATAATAATTCAAATGAATCAGATTTAGATAATTCTTTTTTTTTTATTTCTTTTAAATCATGCATTTTTTAAACAATTAGTTAACGCGCGTGCGTATTATTTAGAGAGAGATAAAACTTTTAGCTATAATCAATTAATATCAATATCAAATTCAATCAATATCTTAATCAATATCAATCTAATCAATAATCTCACAATTATTTTTAAATTAATTATGTAAGCTTCTTTTGTCAATGATTTTCTTTTAATAGATTATGTAAACTTAATTTATAGCTAATGCTAGCAAATGCTAATTTTGCTAAAAATACTTTTTTTAAAAAAGATTCTTAACAATCTTCAAAAAATATCACAACAATTCAGAAATAGCTTTTTATTTTATAAAAGAGTTTAAAGCTTGTCTTTAACTCTTTTTTTCCTTATTTTATTTTTGTTTTTGTTTTTTTGTATCTTATCACATGATTTCACTTTGTCAACTTATTATATTATATATCTTTTAATAACTTCTATTAATCTATTTTGATACAACCCCCATTTTTCTCTTGACATCATTTTACGCAAATTAACTCTTAATAACTTCTAATAATCTACTCTTTTTAATCACATTTTAAATCATTTTATTCACAAACTTTTTTTAATCTTTTTTTTATCATTATCTTTTAATATTCCCGTAAGCCCTTGTCTCTCTAGTCTTATCCCATTTTGAACAATCTTTAAAATAATTTAAAATAGTGCTTGACATTAATAATTTTATGTTTCATAATATGTCTAACGAAATGAATTTAATTTATTTCAAATATTAACTCAAAACAAAAAAATATGAACAAACTATATTCAAAAATAAACAATTTACAAGATTCATATCATCTTGAACAAGCTCAAGAAAGAAACGAAGAAATTAAAACTTTAAAAATTGGCGATGATTTTCGCGATGCTTTAACTGATTATATAAATGATAACTCAATTGATATTAGTGATGTTTCAGATGATGAATTTGATGCTTGCGTTGAGTTGTTGCAAGATTGGGCGAATATCTCAAAAAATAAATCAATTACATTTTCAATTTCTAATTAATTTAACTTAAAAAATAACTCTATGAACAAATTTACAAAAAAAGAAATCGAAGATTACAAAAACTATTCTTCAAAAGAAGAAGCTAAAGAGCGTAAAACTATAAATAAAAATCATATTCATAGCTTAAACGGAAAAATCAAAGAATCTTTAGCAAAAGCAAACGGCAAATTTGCGAACGAAGAAGATAAAAAATTTTTCTGGGATAGAATCAAAAAATTAAACTCTCAGATCTTACTTTTTGAAAAAGAAAATGATTTGATTTTAAAAGCTTATTCAATTTAATTAACTTAAAAAACTATCTATGACAACTATTATTGAAATTGAAAATAAATCAAATTTAATAAATGCTTTCGATGTTATGAAAAAAGCTGGATTTATTAAAATCGAAAATCGTTCACAAAATGTTTGCCGTGAATTTTTTACAAAAAATAATGCTGAATATTCTTTTGCTTTTCCAATCTGGAACGGATCAAAAGTAAGAATTAAAAAAGATAATTCACTTGATTAAAATAATTACTAACGACCACAAAAAAACCCGTTTATTAACTCAAAATCTAAAAATATGAAAGAATTATTTAGCACATTATCAATAATTTTCGAAAATCAAAAAGAATTAAATGATCATCTTGAAGCTTTAAGCAAAATCAATAATCCTGCAAATTTAACTGCATTAGATTTATTAATTTTTCAAGAAATGATTTCGATCATAAAAAAAGAAAATAATTAATATTAACTCAAATCTTTAAAAATATGAAAAATTTACAAAACTTAAAAAACGAACGCGAAATCGTCGAAAAAATAAGAGACTCAAAAGCAAAAGAACTAGAAATTTTAAACAAATATCTTTATGAAATCGATATAGAAATACAAAAAATTAAAGACAATTGTTTAATTTTTACTGTCGAATCAAATTTTAAAGAAATCGGTCAAGTGATTCGCGAAAAAGATACAGATCTAATAGATTGTTACGTTAAAGGCGTTTTTTTTAAAAAAGATTTAGGAAATGGAAAATTCAATGAATATACTAGAGACGCAAGCATTGTAAAAGTTATAAGCAAAGAAAAAATTAAATAATTATGTATAAATTTTTCTTACTAATCGCTTTAATTGCGATTTTTTGTTTCAAGCAATCGCACGAATCAAAAAAATATAAAGTTGAGTTTGAAAATCATTTACAATTCAACTCTAAGAAGCTTCACGCAGTAATTGCCGAAGTCTGGAACATTAACAATTAATTTAAATTTTATGTCTTTTAAAGAATTAGAAAAATTGGCAAAACTTTATAATTTAATCACAAAATATCAAAGGAAAATAAATCAATTGCCAAAAAATTACTCAGCAATTGAATTTAAAAAGAAAATTTATTTGAAAGGGGTAAATAAATTACTTCAGATCGGAAATATTAACAATTAACTTAAAAAATATGGAAAAATATATAGGTTATAAAAATAAAATAACGGGTCAAGAAGTGCTTGTTAGAAAAATACCAAAAATTTTAACTCATCCAAAAGTTTTTTATGAGGTGAGGTTTGAAAATAAAGTCGGATACATTAATTTATCTGACTTTAAAAAAAATTATGAAAAAATTAATAATTAAAAATATTAACAATTAACTTAAAAAAAATATGTCAAATCTTTTTATAAAATATCCAAACGACGCATACAAGAGCGTCGCAGGACAAGAAACAATTGTAAATTTGCAAAATATAATATTTATTGAAAAAAATGATTCATATGATTATTTAGATCCGACCACGACCAAATCCCAAATAAATATTTATTGCGTCTT